GTTAGGGGTTGTTGTTGTTTTATTATTAGATTTATTTAGGGGGTTAGGGGTTGTTGTTGTTTTAGTGATTAAAATCATACTAAGAGATGGGGTAAGCAAATCAGGTAGGAAAAATTAAACCTCGGAAAAGACAAATTGAGATCCAGAACTGTCGAAAGTTGGGATCGGTTTGCGCGGGATTCCGTTTCGAAGTCTGAACTCGTAGAGAGTCTCAGAATTGGGAGGGATTACATCTGGAGCATTGATGAAGTGTGAGAAGTTCCATTTTGGTGAGTAGGAAAGGGGGCCTTTCCAGAATTGGTACTTGTCAAGAATTTCCTGGTCGGAGGGCCAATGAGTAAGTGGTACTTCCTCAAAGTAGGAGTCCATGAGTTTGAACTGTCCGGGTAGAAATTTAACAATGTTAAAGAATGCATCTTGGTTGGGTTCGGTAGCAAAAGGCAGAAACATGTAGTATGCGTCACGAAGAAATTCGATGAACGTATCTTCAAAGAAAGGACACGCGTAGCGTATTCCGATCATTCGATATGACATGTATTTGTCAATTGGACCATGTTCAGGCATGCAAGCCTGAGCGACCATTTTACCAAGGGGACGTGTTGGGCGGCCAAAGTTGCATTGGTAGCCAAGGGTCTCGATGCGATTTCGCATCATGGTAATGACTGACTTAGTCTTAGATAAGACCATGTTGTATCGCTCGAAAGCGTACGTTTCAAAGAAGGAGATGAAAGATTCAAGTTCGCCAATGTGTAGGTGAGTGAATCCGGAGTTATCATCGCCCATAATGAATAGGGTGATTGTTTGAATCATAGCAGGAGAAAATCCATATTCGATAAATCCGTCTATAAGAAGGAAAAGATTAGCGAATGAATCTTTGTATTGCGTGTTGAATTCGCCAGATGGGATACCAGCAGTAGTGCGGCGGTATGCGTATCCATCAAGTGAAAGAAAAGTCATGTTAACGCACCAAGTGTGTAGAAAATGGAGGAGGTTGGACATGCGTTCAAACATAGTGTCAGGGGTGAGGTCAGGGTAGGTGGGGTACTCGTAGGTAGGTTGATAGCCATGTGAAATAACGATTAAACGTTCAAGGAAATCGGTGTAATAGATGTCAGTGATGACGCGGGGTACGCGTTGATCAAAAGAGGACCAGTCGATGGTGAAAAAGGAAGTAAACTTCCGGGCTAGTCTGTCAAGGTAGCAGTTTGAGCCTCGAATAGTTTCGAGTCCATACATGATACAGCAGGCCATTTTTCGGGCAGCGATAAGAAGGGGGTCGGTGAGCATCCGTTCGATATATCCATAACGATCGTCGACTGCGTAAACAGGACGTTGTTTAAGGTTACCGTCTCGGTCAGAGATGTGGTTGCGAGTGAAAAGCATTGTGGGGTGTTCATTAAAGAATCGGTTCAATCGGTGAGCAATAGATTCGAATTTAAGAGTATTGGGATCGAAGGGGAAGCCAAATTGTTTGATTCGGTGGATGGTAGTCCGGAATTGTTCGAGAAAGGCATTGTAGTAATAACCTTTAGAAGTGTGTTTTGATTGGTATTCTTGTGGATGAGAGTATTTTGCATGCGCGTTAATTTGATAGCTGTGTCTGTTGTGATAGCCAGTTCCAGTGTGGAGGGGGGGATTGGTAAAGGCGACGTCTACAAAGTGTAGTGGCAGATAGGGTGTAGCATCAAGGAATTTCATGACAATGGGGAGAACAATGTCTTTGCGTTCCTGGGTAACGGGAGCAATAGGGATCTGTTCACGATTAAAATCGGTAAAAGTAGCATCGGTAGTGCCAAGGGGACGGCAGTACTGTTTAATGTACTTTCTGTATTGAGGGTACTTCGTATCAATGAGATACGTAAGGAGAGGGTGTAGCTTGAAGCCCGTTTCGGGGATTTCAGTAGTTGCGACAACGGTCTGGCCTTTGTGGTACTTGAGTGGGACGAGGATGATGCCAGGTTGGGGAACTCGATTAGGGGGAAGGTAATTGAAGTGATCAATAGAATAGAACTGAAATGGTTCATTCTTGTTGGAGTTGCTATTTTTGTATTCTTCGATAATTGCATTATGTTCAGATAGGTAGTGTGAGTAAATATCATGTTCAGCAAATTTGTGTCGATAGGAGTCATATAGTCTGCGGAGATCTGAGTCTTCAGATTGTTCGAGTGTAATGGTGGGATCAAGGTCGTTCTTCTGGAAAGTTTGCCATTCGGTTTTAAGACGGATGAGCTTTTCGTGAAGATAGTCTCGGATTCGATTCATGGTGGTGAGAGAAGCTGTGTGCTTTTGCTTATGTAAGTAGAAGGGGGCGGGGTTCAGTAATTTAATACTATATTTGTACCAGGTTCTAGGTTTTCGGG